ATCACCTGGGCCGAGATTACCAAGTGGCTGGCGATGGCGATCAACTCACATTGGTTTGAGGTGAGCGCCACGCGAGTAATGCCCGCCAAGTGGCTGACCGAACTGGTCGAGCGGGACTTGAAGAAAGGCACCAGGTACTGGGGCGTCGAGGGGCGGTTGTGGTCAGCGGAGAACCCCGACGCATACGCGGGTGTGCATAACTACGACGGCGTGCTGGTGGTGTTCGACGAGGCGTCAGGTATCGACGATACGATCTGGGCGGTGACAGCAGGCTTCTTTACCGAGAACACGCCCAACCGCTTTTGGCTGGCGTTCTCCAACCCGCGCCGCAACACGGGGTACTTCTACGAGGCGTTTAACTCCAAGCGGGCGTTTTGGAAAACCAAGGTGGTAGACGCGCGCACGGTCGAAGGTACGGACAAACAGGTCTACGAGCGGATCATCCAAGAGTACGGGCCCGACTCCAGCCAGGCGCACGTCGAGGTCTATGGGATGTTCCCGAGCGCGGGGGATGATCAGTTTATCGGGTCGGACATTGTGGACGAGGCCATGAAGCGGGAGAAGTACAAAGACCTGTCCGCGCCCATCGTCATCGGCGTTGATCCGGCGCGCTACGGCGCGGACGCCACGGTCATCGCGGTGCGCCAAGGACGGGATATTGTTAACATAACGCGGCATCGGGGCGACGACACCATGACGGTCGTGGGGTATGTGATCGACGCGATTGAGGAATATAAGCCGACCCTGGTGGTGATTGACGAGGGCGGGCTGGGCGCTGGGATTGTGGACAGGCTCAAAGAGCAGCGGTATAAGATTAAGGGCGTGAACTTTGGAAATAAGGCCAAAAACCCGATAATGTACGGAAATATGCGCGCTCAGATGTGGGGTGAGATGAGGGAATGGCTAAAATCTGCTAGTATCCCAACCGACAGGTTCTTGAAGACGGATTTGATTTCGCCTAAGATGAAGCCTGATTCACGTGGAACAATTTTCTTGGAGAGCAAGAAAGAAATGAAAGCACGGGGCTTAGCATCACCAGACGCAGCGGACGCAATTTGCGTGACGTTTGCTTTTCCCGTGGCTCACCGCGAGTATACTGAGCCCACTCGCCGCTATAACGCTCAAGACGGCGCAATGCACACTTCATGGATGGGCTCATGAAAAAAGTATCTCTATCTGTCGGACGCGGCGAGAAGCTGCCTACATCCCAAGGCGCTGGCCTGACGGCCAAAGGCCGCGAAAAGTACAATGCCGCAACCGGCTCCAATCTTAAAGCGCCAGCCCCAAATCCCAAGACCAAGGCAGACCAAGGCCGCAAGGATTCATTTTGTGCAAGAATGGGCGCTGTAGCGGCCAACGCCAAAGACGGCGAACGCGCTAAAGCGGCTCTAAAACGATGGAAGTGCTGATATGGCTACCAAACCAGGACTGTACGCAAACATTCATGCCAAGCAAGCACGCATCGCCGCAGGCAGCAAAGAGAAAATGCGCCCTGTAGGCGCAAAAGGCGCTCCAACGGCCAAAGATTTTAAAGATTCAGCCAAGACGGCCAAGAAAGGCAAATAATGCCACTCGTCAAATCATCTTCTCCCAAAGCCTTTCGTGAAAACGTAAAGGCTGAAGTCAAAGCGGGCAAGCCGGTCAAACAGGCCGTGGCGATTGCTTATGCAGTCAAGCGCAGCGCGCCAGCCCCAAAGGGTAAGAAATAATGGCTGATTACACCGGCATGGTGGCGGTAGGCAACGTCGCCAATGGCGGCGGCAAGAAGAACGACGACTCCGGCGTACTGGCGACAGCTCGCAGCCGCCTGGATATGGCGATCTCGGCGCTGTCTGAGTCCCGCGAGGATGAGATTGACGATCTGAAGTTCTACGCTGGCAGCCCAGACAACCATTGGCAATGGCCTGCTGATGTGCTGGCAACTCGCGGCGCGGTGCAAGGGCAGACCATCAACGCCCGCCCGTGCCTGACCATCAACAAGCTGCCGCAGCACGTACGGCAAGTCACCAATGACCAACGACAAAACCGCCCAACAGGCAAAGTTATTCCAGCCGACGACAAGGCCGACATTGACGTTGCCCAAGTCTTCAACGGCATGGTCAGGCATATTGAATACATCTCGGACGCAGATGTCGCTTACGACACCGCCTGCGAAAACCAAGTCTCCTACGGAGAAGGTTACATTCGAATCCTGACCGAGTATTGCGACGAAAATACCTTTGACCAAGACATTAAAATTGGCCGAGTTCGCAATAGTTTCTCGGTGTACATGGATCCAACCATCCAAGACCCGTGCGGCGCGGACGCCAAGTGGTGTTTTGTGACCGAGGACATATCCAAAGCTGATTACCAGCGGATGTATCCCGACTCAGCGCCCATTACCACCCTGCAAACGCTGGGTGTGGGTGATCAGAACCTGTCCCAGTGGCTCAATGAGGACACGATCCGCATTGCGGACTACTATTACGTCGATTACGACAAGGGCACGCTCAATTTGTACCCTGGCAATGCCACGGCCTTTGAGGGAACGCCCGAAGACAAGCAATTACGCGCCATTTACGGCAAACCCAAGAAAACTCGGCAGTCTGACCGACCACGGATCAAGTATTGCAAGATAAACGGCTACGAAATATTGGAAGAGCGCGAGTGGGCGGGCAAATACATCCCAATTGTCCGCATTGTGGGCAATGAATTTGAGGTTGACGGTCGCTTGTACGTGTCCGGCCTGGTGCGAAACGCCAAAGATGCCCAGCGGATGTACAACTATTGGGTGTCCCAAGAGGCAGAAATGCTGGCTTTGGCCCCCAAAGCGCCATTTATCGGCTACGGCGGCCAGTTTGAGGGCTATGAAAATCAATGGAAGACCGCCAACACGACCAATTGGCCGTATTTGGAGGTCAATCCAGACGTTACAGACGGCGCGGGCGCTACGCTGCCACTACCCCAGCGGGCGCAACCGCCAATGGCCTCCAGCGGGCTATTACAGGCCAAAGCAGGCGCTTCTGAGGACATCAAAGCAGCCACCGGCCAATACAACGCCTCTTTGGGCATGACATCCAACGAGCGCAGCGGCAAAGCCATTTTGGCCCGCCAGCGCGAAGGTGATGTCGGGACGTACCACTTTGGTGACAACTTGGCTCGTGGCGTGCGGTATCTGACCCGCCAATTGATTGATCTGATCCCCAAAATCTACGATACCCAGCGGATTGCCCGCATCATTGGTGAAGACGGTGAAACCAGTATGGTCAAGATCGACCCGATGCAGGCCGAGCCGGTCAAGAAGATCGTGGATCAGAACGGGATCGTGATCGACAAGATTTACAACCCTGGCGTGGGCAAGTACGACGTGGTAGCTACCACCGGCCCAGGCTACGCGACCAAGCGGCAAGAGGCGCTAGAAGCAATGGGCCAACTGTTGCAGGGTAACCCCCAGCTATGGCAAGTGGCCGGTGACTTGTTTGTCAAGAACATGGATTGGCCTGGTGCCCAAGAGATGGCGAAGCGCTTTGCCAAGACCATCGACCCCAAACTCATGCAAGACGGCGACAAGCCGCCCGAGTTGCAGGCCGCAGAGCAGCAAATCCAAGCGATGGGCCAAGAGATGGAGCAAATGCACCAGATGATCATCAATGCTGGCAAGTCTATTGAGGCGCAGGATATGCACCGCAAAGACTTTGAGGCCACGGTCAAGGCGTACCAGGCTGAAACCCAGCGGATTTCCGCTGTGCAAGCGTCCATGTCGCCAGAGCAGATTCAAGACATTGTGCTGGGCACTGTGCATGGCATGATCACTTCTGGTGACTTGGTTACTGAGATGCCTGGGCGTGATATGGATACCGGCCCTGAGACTCCGCAAGAAGATATGGGTGAACCAATGGGCGGTATGCAGCCACCACAACAACCAATGGGAATGCCACAATGATGTACAAAGCCGCCGATTTTGTCGGAATGCTATTCTTGGCCCGTGATGTGGCCCATAGCGTTCATTTGAACACCCGCAGTTATTCCAAGCACGTTGCACTTAATATTTTCTATGAGCGCATTATTGGCGCTGCGGATGACTTTGCCGAAGCCTACCAAGGCCGTCATGGCCTAATGGGGCCAATCACACTGCATTCAGCTACTAAGACGGCCAACATCATTGATTTTTTGCAAAACCAGTTGGATGAGATTGAAAAGTGCCGCTATGACGTAGTGGACAAGACCGATATGTCGTTGCAACAATTGATCGACAATATCATTGAGATTTATTTGCGTACCCTCTACAAACTCCGCTTTTTAGCGTAAGGAAACATCATGGCAAACTATATGCAACTGGCCGCGACCAAACAAGTTAAAGTTGGTGCTGGCAAACTCTACGGCATCTTCGTTTCGGCGTCATCCAGCGGTACTTTGACGGTGTACGACTCTGGCGCGGCCAGCACCAGCGACCCCAAGATTTCGGACACGATCAGCGTATCGGCAGGCACAAACTATTTGAACTTTCCTGCTGGGCTGTACTTCAACAAAGGGTTGTATATTGTGCTGGCAGGAACTTCCGCTGCATTTACTGTCGCCTACGAATAAAGGTTAATCATGGCCGTCTTTCTCTCCCCTGTGGGCGGCGTTGCGGCCCAATTCTTTACCAACAGCGGCGTGCCCCTTTCGGGCGGCAAGCTGTACACCTACGCTGCGGGTACAACGACTCCAAAAACTTCGTACACCAGTTCGTCGGGTGGGACAGCTCACACTAACCCAATCATTTTGGATTCGGCTGGGCGCGTGCCTGGAGGCGAAATTTGGATAAGCGCGCCGCCATACAAATTTGTTTTAAACACGTCAACAGACGTACTTATAGCTACTTATGACAATGTGTTAGGCATTGGGGCTGCAAGTTACCAAGTAGACAATTTTACGGGTACAGGATCACAAACTGTATTTACATTGACCGCCGCTTCTTTGGGTGAAAATTTTACTTTTGTGTACATCAACGGCGTGTACCAAAACAAAAACACATACACCGTGTCAGGCACAGCCTTGACATTCTCGCAAGCGCCGCCTTTGACTTCGTTAATTGAAGTAATGTACAACTAATGGCTAACAGCAAGATTTCCGCACTTACAGCGGCAACCACGCCGGTTGCTGGTACGGAAGTTTTGCCTATTGTTCAAAGCAGTGCGACAAAACAAGTTAGTATTGCCAACTTAACTGCGGGGCGTTCTGTAAGCGCGGCGGACTATGTTATGTCTACGGGCAACCTAGTCCCAAGCACAGCAGCCAAAGGCATCAACTTTACCGCTAATACCCCAGCATCGGGTATGACTAGTCAATTGTTAAATTGGTATGAAGAAGGTACGTTTACCGTAACGTGGACAAGCCTTACAGGCACACCAACTAATACGACTCTTTACTACACAAGAATTGGGCGGCTAGTGTTTTTTACTTATCCTGCTGGGGCAGCAGTAATTGCTGGCACGGCCAATTCAACGCGATTTACTTTACCATTTACACCGTCAAAACCTGCTGTTGGGGCCATGATAACTGACGCTGTAGGGTCAGCAGGGAACACATTGATATGGACGGGTACAGTTGTATACCCAGCTACATTTAGTGCTAGTGGTTTAATATTTAGCGGCACATACCACGTTTAAGGAACAAAAATGACTCTTACTAAAGTTTCGTATTCAATGATAACAGGCGCACCTGTTAATGTATTGGATTTTGGCGCAGACAATACTGGAACAACAGATGCAACAACGGCTATACAAAACGCCGTTAACAGTCTTACTTCTCAAGCAGTTCTTGTTATAAACCCAGGCACTTATAAAATAACAACCGTTACTTTTGATGCGTTGTCTAATATTGAAATAATTTGTTACGGGGCAAAGTTTAATCTTGTTGGCAACGGCGCAGGCTTTGTGGTCAAAGGTATATGCTCAGGTATCACTATTAAAGGCGGCACAATCACTGGCGATGCGACTAACCGTGATTCTGGCGCAACCCCTCAAATTGGCTGGTTGGTTGGCGATGCTGTTGGTGCTTATGTCAGCAATGTTTTTATACAAGATGTTGTTGTTGATTCTGCAAACATAGGATTTAAATTTTCTGCTGGTACTGGAACAGGATCAGGAAACACAAATAATGTTAAGGTTGTTAATTGCCAAGCACTTAATAGTGTTGGCATAGTTGGAGGCCGTGGGTATGGCTTTTCTTTTACACAAGCTAATTACAGTAGTCTTGTAAATTGTCAATCAATTAACTGCCAAAGACATGAAATATATTTTTCGGAAGGCCGAGATTACGCAGCTACTAATTGCGTTGTTAGAAACCATAGATCAACTGTGTACGACGGTAGTTATCGTGCGGCTATGTCAATTAGCCGATCACGCAATGTAGCCGTGTCAAATTGTGTTTTTGATAATTGCTATGACGGTACAATTGAAATTGATGCTGATACGCTAGGAACGGCCCCAGACAATGTTGCTAATGGTGTTGCCGTTTCAAATTGTGCTATATATAACTCTGCTTCCGCAGATATCCGCATCGGAACTAACCCAGTAACTGACGCAAATGTTGCAAATGTTCTTGTTTCAAATTGTGTCATGGTGCGGGGGAATAACACTGTTAGTTCTATTTTGGTTGAAAGCGGAAATCAAGTTAAAATAACAGATTGTTTAATTCGCGGTTACGGTTCAGCAAGCAGTCGGGCTATTGCCATTGATGCAATCGGCGGTGCATCATATACCGACAATGTTGAGATTGTTCGTAACTCTATTTCTAATTATGATTACGGCGTTCAAATTGCATCTGCTTTGCAAACAGGCACTACATCTGTCAGAATTTTAAACAATTACATTACCGCAACAACGGCTGAATTAGAGTTTCTTGGTGGTGAAGATATAACTACCAACAATAATTTAATTTACAACCGTTCTAATGGCACAAATTCAAATCGTACTTATTCAAGTAGTGGTAGTTTGGTTGTTATTCCTGTTGGCGGTCTTGATGTTCTTACAATGTCACCTAGTAGCGCCACAACAGTTAGCAATTTTAGCGGAGGCGTACAAGGACAAAAATTAACCTTGTATTTTACAAACGCTAATACCACTCTTAAAAACACAAATTTGTACCTACAAAGCGCTGCTGATTTTGTCAGTACTGCGTTTGATAGTTTGACTTTAGTTTATCTGAGTGGGGCTTGGCGCGAAACTGGGCAAAGTATTAACTAAGGACACGCCATGTTTGAAAAACAAACCATTGTTGACCGCATTGAAATACTGGCAGACCAGACCGTTGCCGTGCGGTATGCTGTAACCGTCACGGAAGATGGAAAACCTTTTGCCGAACAGGTTAAGGGTAATTACTTTAGGCCAGGTGATGACTACAGCGCCGAAGATGACAAGGTAAAGGCCATTTGTGCAACCGTGCATACGCCAGAAGTTATTGCTGCTTACCAAGCGGCCCAAATTCCAGCATAATGCTGAAAACACGTACTGGTGCGTTCACCAGGGATTCTATGGAATCGAAAAATGTCAGATGAAAGCCTAGCGGTAGTAGACCCCGCGCCGGAACAGGTGGCAACGGCTGCACCTGAAACCGAAGTTAAAGCGCCGGAAGCAGAAGCACCCAAGACCTTCTCGCAAGAGGAACTTGATGCAGCTATTGGAAAACGCCTCGCAAGAGAGCAACGAAAGTGGGAACGGGAACAAGCACAGAGGGTTGCGGAAACGCAGACCTTGAGGGCTCCGGCAGCACAGTCTGTCGATCAGTTTGAAACGCCAGAGGCTTACGCCGATGCGTTGGCCTATCAAAAGGCCGAACAATTGATCGCGCAGCGCGAAGCGGCCAAACAGCACTCGCAAGTTCTTGAGAGTTATCACGATAAGGAAGAGGAAGCCCGCGCTAAGTACGATGACTTTGAACAAGTCGCGTACAACCCCAAGCTGCCAATTACGGACGTGATGGCCGATACAATTCGGTCTTCGGATGTTGGGCCTGAGTTAGCTTACTACCTCGGAACTAACCCCAAAGACGCAGAGCGTATATCTCGCCTAGCCCCGCTTGCACAGGCAAAGGAAATTGGAAAGATTGAGGCCAAATTGGCGTCTGATCCACCAATGAAACGTACGACATCCGCGCCAGCGCCGATTTCGCCTGTCACTGCCCGATCCACTGGATCACCGGCTTATGACACTACTGATCCCAGGTCTATCAAGACCATGACGGATTCGCAGTGGATTGAAGCCGAAAGGGCACGCCAGCGTAAGAAGTGGGAAGCGCAAACCCGCTAACTTTTTTAAGGACTTTTTTTCATGTCTAATAGTATCCTAACCATTGATATGATTACCCGGAAGGCTCTCGAAATCCTCGAGAACAACCTGGTACTCACCCGTAACGTAAACCGTCAGTACGACGACAGCTTCGCTGTTGAAGGTGCCAAGATTGGTTCTACTCTGCGTATTCGTCTGCCCGACCGCGCTTTGGTCACTGACGGTGCCGCCCTGCAAGTTCAGGACGACAACGAGCAGTTCACCACTTTGTCTGTCGCCTCGCAAAAGCATATCGGCGTGAACTTCACTTCTGCCGAATTGACCATGCAGTTGGACGACTTCGCAGAGCGTGTGTTGAAGCCTCGTATCAGCCAGTTGGCCTCCAGCATTGATGCTGATGTCGCCAATGCGTACAAAACCATTGGTAACACTGTCGGCACCCCCGGCACGACTCCTTCGACTTCTTTGGTGCTGCTCCAAGCCCAGCAGAAGCTGAATGAAAACGCCGCTGTAATGTCGCCCCGCTATGCAACGGTTAACCCCGCTGCAAACGCTGGTCTGGTTGAAGGTATGAAGGGCTTGTTCAATCCTACCGACACCATCAGCAAGCAATTCCGCAACGGCATGATGGGCACTGGCGTGTTGGGCTTTGATGAAGTCAATATGTCTCAGTCGATCAAGCAGCACACTTGCGGAAGCCGCGATGCAACTGCCGCTACGATTGTTGCCGCTTCGGTGACTTCGGAAGGTTCTGCAACTCTGAGCCTGTCGCAAGCCTCTGTGACCACAACCATCAAGGCTGGTGACGTGTTTACGATTGGTAGCGTTTTTGCTGTGAACCCGCAAACTCGTGAAACCACTGGTTCGCTGTTCCAGTTCGTAGCTTTGGCTGACGCCACCGCTGTGTCTGGCACTTGGACTGTGACTGTGGCTCCCATGTATTCCGCTGCTCACGCACTGGCTACCATGACTGCCCTGCCGCTAATCAACGCTGTTGTGACCTTCGTGGGTACCGCTTCTACTGCTTACGCACAGAACTTGGTCTACCACAAGGACGCTATCACGTTCGCTACTGCTGACTTGTTGCTGCCCCAAGGCGTTGACATGGCTGCTCGTGCGGTTCATAACGGTATCAGCTTGCGCGTTGTTCGTCAGTACGACATCAACAACGACCGTATGCCTTGCCGTATTGACGTTCTGTATGGCTTCAGCACCATTCGTCCACAGATGGCTTGCCGCATCTGGGGTTAATCAATTCTTTCTAAAGGATATTTATCATGGCTTTTCCTAATGGCGCAGGCGGTTACCAAGTTGGTGACGGCAATTTGACTGAAGCCCTACTGGGCGTACAAACCATCCCCACCACTTTGACTGCGGACACTACGTTGACCGCTGCTCAAGTGGCGGTTGGTTTGGTTGTTTGCAAAAAAGCATCGGATGCTACGTTGACTGTTACGCTGCCTACCGCAGCGTTGCTTGACGCAGCTATCACAAGTGCTAAAGTTGGTTCGTCTTTTGATCTGACTATTTGCAACAACAACGACTCCGGCACATCGTCTACCGTACCTGTTACAACGGGTACTGGTATTACGATCTTCGGTTCTGTTACCGTTCCACGTTTCGGTGCTTACACATACCGTTTTGTGAAAACTGGCGACGCAGCTTACTCGGCGTTTTTGAAGTAAACATGGATGGGGCTTCGGCCCCGTTCTTTAAGGAATCAATATGCCAAATACCAAATCAATTGGTGTCGCTTTTGAAGACCAGCAGCTTGACGGCGCGGTGATGGGTAAGTCAGGTGGTACTGCCGGATTTTTCGGTGCTACTCCTACTAACCAACTCGCGGCGCTCACTTCGCTGAACTTCTCGACTCTCACCACTGCAAGTGTCGGCGCTTTGACCACCGCTCAGATTTCTGCCCTGCAAACTAATGTCAATGGCATTATTTCTGGCCTGAAGTCTCTGGGGATCATGGCTTCGTCTTAAACGAAAGGGAAGGGGGCCACAAGCCCCCTTTTCAGTATGGAAATTTACCTCTCCCACCCTGTTCATGGCCGCAAAGTGGCGACTATGGAACTTGAAGCAGCCTACGATGAAACAAACGGCTGGACACGATATACTCTGGATACGCCCGAAGTCTCCGAGGCGGCTCCTGTCAACGCACTGGAAGTAAAGCGCCGTCGTAGAAACGAACCCGAAGGAGCCTAGTCATGGCGACATACACCGCTGGCGATCAGATTAACCGAGCCCTTCGATTGCTTGGCGTGCTGGCCGAAGGCGAAACTACTTCTGCTTCAGTGTCGCAAGACAGCTTGACGGCGCTCAACCAGATGATTGATAGCTGGAATACCGAACGGCTGTCGGTGTTCAGCACTCAGGATCAGGTGTTTACTTGGCCTGCGGGCTTTATTAACCGCACCCTTGGCCCAACAGGCGATTTTCAAGGCAACCGCCCCATTCTGCTGGACGACGCGACCTACTACCGCGACCCAGGCACCAACGTCAGCTTTGGCATAAAAATGATCAATCAGCAGCAGTACGATGGTATTGCTGTTAAGACGGTTACGTCTACTTACCCGCAAGTGCTGTTTATCAACATGACGTATCCTGATGTGGATATGTACATTTATCCCAAGCCCACACGGGACTTGGAATGGCACTTTATCAGCGTTGAAGAGTTGACGCAGCCTGCCAACTTGGCAACTAACATCTTGTTCCCGCCTGGCTACTTGCGGGCGTTTACCTACAACTTGGCCTGCGAGATCGCGCCTGAGTTTGGTGTGGAGCCCAGCCCCCAGGTGCAGCGTATTGCTATGACCAGCAAGCGTAACCTCAAGCGCATCAACAACCCTGACGATGTGATGTCGATGCCTTACGCCATCGTGGCGACTCGGCAGCGGTTTAACATCTACGCTGGGAATTACTGATGAAAACGCCGATTCTTGGATCGGCCTACGTTGCCCGCAGTATCAACGCTGCGGACAACCGCATGGTCAACTTATTCCCCGAAGCCATCCCCGAAGGCGGCAAAGAGCCCGGCTTTCTAAACCGCGCCCCTGGCCTTGAGTTCCTACAGACCGTAGGTACCGGCCCGATCCGAGCGCTGTGGGCTCACCAGACCAACGGCAGCGACTTCTACGTGGTATCCGGCTCTGGCGTCTACAAGCTGACCGGCCTGACTGCCACGCCGCAGTTGCTGGGCACGCTTACTACTGTTACCGGCCCGGTATCCATTGCGGACAACGGCACGCAGATATTTTTTGCGACCAATCCTGACGGGTTCATCTACAACGAATCAACAGGCGCATTTGGCCAAATCACCGACCCTGATTTTGCTGGCGCGGTGACAGTTACTTATTTAGATGGGTACTTTGTTTTTAACCAGCCCAATAGCCAGATCATTTGGGTAACTCAATTGCTGGATGGCACTTCAATTGACCCGCTGGACTTTGCCAGCGCCGAGGGTTCACCTGACGGTGTGGTGGGGCTTATTTCCGACCACCGTGAGTTATGGGTTTTTGGCACCGACTCGGTAGAAGTTTGGTATGACGTTGGTGGAACTGATTTCCCACTCCAGCGCATCCAAGGCGCGTTTAATGAGATTGGCTGTGTGGCTGCGTTCTCAATTGCCAAGCTGGACAACGGCCTATTCTGGCTGGGCACAGACGCCCGTGGGCAGGGCATTGTTTACCGCGCCAACGGCTATACCGGCGTTAGGGTTTCTACCCATGCCATTGAGTACGCCATCGCCCAATACGGCAACATTGCGGACGCGATTGCCTACACTTACCAGCAAGAGGGCCATGCTTTTTATGTGCTGACGTTCCCATCGGGCAACGCTACGTGGGTCTACGATGTGTCCACCCAAGTCTGGCATGAACGAGCCGGTTTTGACAACGGCGACTTTATGCGGCACCGCAGCAATTGCCAGTGCAATTTTGGCGGCAACATCATTGTGGGCGACTTTGAAAGCGGCAACATCTATCGGTTTGACTTGGATGTGTACGCTGACAACGGCGGCATCCAAAAGTGGCTGCGCTCATGGCGGGCGCTGCCGACCGGCCAAAACAATCTTAAGCGTACAGCGCACCACAGCCTGCAATTGGATTGCGAAACAGGTGTGGGGCTTAACGACGGCCAAGGTAGCGACCCACAAGTGATGCTGCGCTGGTCAGATGACGGCGGTCATACATGGAGCAATGAACACTGGTCGCCGATTGGCAAAATTGGTGCGTACGGCCATCGAACCTTCTGGCGTCGGCTGGGTATGACGTTGAAGCTGCGCGACAGGGTTTATGAACTGTCAGGCACCGACCCCAACAAGATAGCCATTATGGGCGCGGAATTGATACTCAGCCCGACCAATTCATGACTTTTGCCAACGAAACCCAGATCACGCCCCCGCGAGTGTCGTTGGTTGACGAGCGCACGGGCGCAGTCTCGCGTGAATGGTATCGTTGGTTTTACAGCCTGTACAACATCCTTGGCGCGGGCACGGGTGTTATTCCCGTTGACTCAGGCGGTACGGGCCTAGGCACAATCCCGACCAACGGCCAACTGCTGATTGGTAACGGCACGGGCTACACGCTTAACACGCTCGGTTATGGCGTGGGTATTTCTGTTACCAACGGCGCGGGCACAATTGTTGTAGCCAATACGGGCGTGCTGTCCAATATCGCTGGCACGGGCATTTCGGTATCTAGCGCTACTGGTAATGTCACCATTGGCAATACCGGCGTCTTATCCATCATCGCAGGCACCGGCATATCGGCGTCCAGCACCACGGGCAATGTCACGCTGTCAAATACAGGCGTTTTAAGCTGGTCTGGCGGCAGCACCGGCCTTACCCCCGCCACGGCCACTACAGGCGCGGTAACGCTGGGCGGGTTGCTTGCAATTGGCTATGGCGGCACAAACGGCACGGCCACGCCCACGGCGGGCGCAGTTGCTTATGGCACAGGCACGGCGTACGGCTTTACTTCAGCGGGCACCGTCGGCCAGTATTTGCAATCGACCGGCACCAGCGCCCCTACATGGTCAAGCATATCCAGCGGCGTTGGCTCTGCGGGCTACTATGGGCTGCTAATCAGCACTACCAACCAAGCCAATGGCGGGGCCACGGTTGCCAATGCAGTGGCCTTAGATTCGTCGGCTGTGTTGTCCAACGGCGTATCTGTTGTCAGCAGCAGCCGCGTTACGTTTGCCAACGCCGGTCAATACCACATAATCAACGAATTGGCGTTTACCAATTCTACTGGTAGCAACCCTGTCGTTAGTGTTTGGCTGGCTAAGAATGGCGCTAATATCGCCAATACAACCCAAGACGTACAATTTACAGGCGGGGCTGGTAATGTCCAAATGACAGTTTGCTCTTGGACTTTGGATATTAGCGCGGGCGATTACGTTCAAGTTTACTGGTCATGTTCCGCGACTACGGTAAGCCTTGCCTATCAAGCGGCCCTTACAAGCCCTACCAGGCCAGCCAGTCCCTCGGCGATTGTCAATGTGTTCTCGCTGCCCCAGATCGGCATTGGCTATTACGGATTGACTTCGGCCACGTCAACCACGATTGGCACGGGCAGCAAAACATTTACAACCAACTTAAGCGTCACCGGCACGGCCTTTGCCGTGGGCACGCGAGTTCGGGTGGCCTACACCACCACGCCAGCCAATTTCATGGAAGGTGTTATCACGGCGTATAGCACCACATCCATGACCGTTGATGTAGATTCGACAGGCGGCTCGGGTACTTACGCCGCCTGGTCTATTTCGGTTGCAGGCATTCAGGGCAATTCTGGCCTTACAGTTAACACGACTACAGTCTCGGGCGGCACAACTGGCAATATTCTGTATGACAACGCTGGCACGGTCGGCGAACTTGCGCCTGCCGCGTTGACCAAAACCGACGACACCAACGTCACTATGACTTTGGGCGGCACGCCTACAACAGCGCTGTTAAAAGCAGCGTCCATGACTTTGGGTTGGACAGGCCAGCTTGCAGTCAGCCGAGGCGGCACGGGCTTGAGTGCTGGCACATCGGGCGGCATACCTTATTTTTCGTCAACGTCCGCAATGACATCCTCGGCGCTGCTCACGCAGTACGGTGTTGTCTACGGCGGCGGGGCTGGCGCAGCGCCGGTTGCTACGGCGGCGGGCACAACAGGCCAAGTGCTGACGGCCACCACGGGCGGCGCGCCGACTTGGGCAAACCCCGCAACCAGCGGCACGGTCACCAGCGTGTCGGTTGTCTCGGCCAACGGCTTTGCCGGTACGGTGGCGACGGCCACCACCACGCCAGCGTTAACCCTGACAACCACCATCACCGGCCTGCTCAAAGGCAACGGCACGGCCATCTCGGCGGCTACGGCCAATACCGATTACATGGGGGTTGCAGCGCCGGTCACCAAAACTGCTGACTTTACAGTCGCCAATGGCGAAATCTGGTACATCAACAACAAGTCCGGCTCGACTTGCACAGTTACGCTTCCCGCCGCTTCAAGTTGGACGGGCCGCGAATTGACGTTTAAGAATATGCAAGCCCAGACGCTCGTGTCGGCGTCCAGCAATGTCGTGCCGATTGACAGCACGACCGCTGGCACGGCGATATTGCTAGGTGTGGTGGGAAATTGGGCGACAATGGTGTCAGACGGCACCAATTGGATTATTATGCAGGCTGCGTCTAACAACAACCTGTTGCTGGAGTAATTAAATGATCTATCACCACTTTAGTTCAGGTGTGTACGCTAAAGAAGCGTTTATTCCTGCGGGTCAAATTTTGGTGCAGCACGCGCACAAACATGACCATCTATCCATTTTGGCTAGTGGGTCAGTAGAACTTATCGTAAACGGCGTTAAATCCATTGTTAACGCTCCCGCTTGTCTGACTATAGCGGCAGGGCAGCATCACGGCGTAAAATCAATTACAGACGTTGTTTGGTATTGCATACACGCTACTGATTGCACTGATGAAGACGCGATTGATGAATTGTTAATTGTGCCTGGGGATATTGACCAGGCGCGTAATATTGCTCAGTGTCTGAGCGAAGGAGTTTGATATGCCTTGGATGATCCCAGCCGCAATTATTGGTAGTTCGTTGCTTGGCGCAAATGCCGCCAACAAAGCCGCTGACACTCAAGCGGGCGCGGCTGACCGTGCTGCCGAATTGCAGTACAAAATGTACCAAGAAAATGTGCAGCGGCAACAACCTTGGTTAGAAGCTGGACAAGGCGCACTTAACAAACTGACCGCTGCGGTTGATTACAAGCCATTTGGCATGGATCAGTTTCAAGCCGATCCAGGCTATGCGTTTAGGTTATCTGAAGGCCAGAAAGCGCTTGAACGATCTGCGGCGGCTCGTGGGGGGTTAGTTTCAGGTGGGGCTTTGAAGGCCGCAACTCGCTACGGTCAAGACATGGGCTCACAAGAATACCAAAACGCTTTTAACCGATACGGCGTTGAAAGAGAACGCTTGTTAAATCCGCTTCAAAGTTTGGCTGGTGTTGGTCAAACTACAGCGCAACAATTAGGTAACGCGGGTTCGTCGTACGGCGCAAACGCTGGGGAAGCATACCAAGGCGCGGCCAACGCCCGCGCGTCTGGATACGTAGGCGGCGCAAATGCAATTACTGGCGGTTTAGGAACTTATTTAAATTACACCCAAGGACAAAACTACATGAATATGTTACGTCCTCCTTTAGCGGGTTATGGCGCTTCGCAAGCAGTTACTGGCTATCAAGGTTAAGGAACAATCATGCCATTAGATACACAAATTGCTCTTGGGGTTCGACCGCTTCAGCTTGCTGATCCATTGGCACGGGAAGGCCAAGTACAAAACATTTTGGCTGCACAAGCCCAGCAACGCGCTGCGGGCACGCAACAACAACATTCGCAATTGCAAATGGAGCAAATGCAGCGCCAACTTCAACAAGATGAAAGTTACGTTACCAAAATGGCAGACGCCATTGGAAAAAATGGCGGGCCTCCCGACATTATGCAAGCGTTTCGGATAATGTCAACAAACAGAAATCCTCAAATTTCGCAACATGGTATAACAGGGTTGCAATCTTTGCAACGCTTGGACGAGGCAAAAAAAGCTGGCATTTATGGTGCGCCAAGCGATTTAGCTACGTCAGCACCGGCGTCGGTAGTAAACCAACTGACGCCGCCCGCCGCTGCGCCTGTCAATCAGCTTGCGGCAACGCCACAAGCAGACGCTGCAAAAACCTTGCAAACTGAATACATGAAATTGTCTCAGTTTACGGACGTGCCGGGCGTTAAAGAACGAATGGATTTAATTAAAGAGCAATTGAAAGAACTAAGCACGCCTCGCGTTGTTGGTAGGAATTTGGTAACTGGCGCTGGTAACGTTCTTTTTACAGCACCACAAGACTTAGTGCCAAACTATCACACCGCCGCGCCTGGAGCAACTGTGCTAAAAGATGGCGTGCCCGTTTACACGGCACCGGCTGCGCCAGAAAAACCCAAAGTAACTGATCTTATGGCGAATTATCAAGCCGCCATAGATCAAGGCTTTAAAGGGACTATATTTGACTACGAAAGAAAACTTAAAGAAGCTGGCCGCGCTCCTGCCGCGCCACGCCCCGAGCCCGCGCCATCCATAACAAATATTATTGATCCAACAAACCCAAATCAGATGATTGCAATTGACGCAAGACGCTACCAAGGCGGCGGCGTTGGTTCACCGGGCGTCATTGGTGTAGGCGGCAAAGAGCCAAGTGCTGCGGTGCGCACCAATAAAGTTGAGGTGGGTAAAACTCAATTGGCTGACGATTTGGAAAACTTACGTAGTTCATTTGATGCGTTGGATAAAATGCGCGCCATTCCAAGTACGGGGCGGGGCAGTTTATCTAACGTTACTTCCGCATTAGCCGCGTCTAGGGTGGGGCAATTAACAGGTCAAGCATTTGCTACTGAAGCGCAAGTTGAGCGCGACGTTATCAATAGCGCTCGCACCCGATTAGTTAACTCAATTAAAAATGCCACGGGTATGTCTGCGCAACAACTTAACTCAAATGTTGAATTGCAAACGATGTTGAAATCAATTTCTGACCCAGGGCAATCTTATCAATCGGCGTTGCGCATCATTGACGATATTGAAAATGCGTATGTTAAGGGCGACGGCACACTTCCAAAACGCAATAGACCTACCGTTCCGGCTGCGGCTAAACCTAGCGGCGGCGGCACACCCCCGCCGCCTCCTGGATTTAAGCCTGATTAATAAGAGGGCGATATGCAAACTGCAACCAACCCCAATACCGGTGAAAAAGTTGTCTTAATAGGCAGCGAATGGAAACCGTTTACTCAATCGGCTACAAATCCGCAAGGCGTTAAAGCATTTCTTGTCAACAATCAATGGATGACGGGTGAAGGAATGCCTAGCGCAAGGCAAAGCGTAGATCAATTTGGTATCCCCGTAACTATTAGTGCCACACCCGCCCCGCAGCCGCCTGGGCTAATGGATAGGTTGCACGGGCTAGTAGAGTTGCCCTCGACTTTAGCGACCGGCATTATGGCCGGTGTAGCCGCGCCATTGGCCGGAATCTACGGCACGTTAACCAGCGGCAAGTACGGCACGCAAGAAGGCATCCAAGCAGGCCAAGAAGCAGCGCGTAGGGTACAAGCGCAAGCGTATCAACCACGTAGCGAAACTGCGCAAAACGTAATGGGTGCAATAGCCCCCATAACTGAAAATTTAATGGCCGTGCCGTTACCTACGTTAAATGCGTTGGGTAGAGCCGCGCCTGCGGCAACTCGCGCCGCAATGGACGTTGCGCGCACTGAAGGCTCTTTAGCCGCCAGCGCAGTTAACCAACCTTTTGCCGCGCGCGCTGCTCGAGTGCAAGAAGCAAACGTTGCAAAAAGTTATCAGAACGCGCCGCGCATTGACGCGGCTAAAGATGCTTTGGATTTGGGCGTGGCTCTTAACCCCGCTACTACCAACCCAACTGCAGCCAATAAAATACGCGCTGCCGTTGTAGGCGGCGCAAATTTAGAAACCAAACTTGCGCAATACAACCTACCCCAATTTACTAACGCCGCCAAAGCTGATTTGGGCGTCCCAACTACCGCTAAATTAGACTCTAAAGCATTTGAACAATCTCGCGCTAGACCTGAAGTTAGCAAACCGTACGAAGACATTCGTAAACTAGAGTCGCTTGCGGCAGACGCAAGCACTATGGACGCGCTGGAGCAAATGAAAGTAACGCCGTTGATCGGGGACACAGGTCAAGCGGCCAAAATAAATGGTTTGGTTGATACGGTTAAAGAGCAAGTAGCCCAAGGCGTAAATGGTCAAACGTTGGTGGACAGCATTCGCCAACGCCGCCGAGATGCTCAAGCTATTTACAACCAGCAATCCAAAGGTATTAACCCTCCATCGCCTGAAGCAATTGCCCAAGCTGACATTAATATGGGAATTGCAAATGCGTTGGAAGGAATGATTGAGTCAAACATCGGCGGTAATCCCAAAATGCTAGGTGCATTTCGTGAAGCGCGCGCGGCAATGGCAAAAACGTATGATTACGAACGTGCCACTAATTTTGCAACTGGTCAAATTGACCCGCAAGTTATTGCAAAAATGGCCGCTGAAGGCAAACCGTTAACTGGTACTTTAGCTAAGATTGGCAATGTAGCAGCTAACTATCCAGAAGTTTCTAAAGGCGGCGTATTAAACGCGCCTACTTGGCGTGAAACATTACCGCGCTCTGGAGCAGCGGGAACAGTAGGTGCAATTTTAGGTGCGCCATTTGGTTTAGCTGGATCAATTATCGGCGGCGCAGGAGGGGCAGCGGCGGGGAATGTCGCCAGCGGAGTAATGGCGCGGGGGATGACGCGGCCTTCTTTTCAAGCCGCCAAAGCGATGCCGCCAGATTACCGCCCGCCGGTCAATCAATTGACACCCGCCGAAATAAATTACGGCCCTAATCAAATGGTGCCGTACAACTACGGTCAATCTGTCGTAATGCCGGGTGAAACACCCAATTTTGTGTTTGGCCGCCCCGAAGCGCAAGTCAACGTCAGCACACCATACGCGCCCAATCAACTACCCGCGCCCAGCGCTGAAAGCACATTGGCTGGGGTTGCCGCAGAGCGCGCCCGCGCTGCTCAAATGTCGCGCACGTTGGGCCAACAGGCCGAAGCCCAGCAAGCGGCGGCTGAAGTGGCTGCACGCAGGCCCACAGGCGGCGGCAGCGTGCTGGAGTTTGACCCAATTACAGGTACATACAAAGTAGGCGGCGCTGGCGTCAAAGGCGCTACACCCGAGGTCTTTATGTCTGACACGGGCCGCAACCTTAATACGGCATCGCAAAAAGTGGCCGCTGGGCAAAACTTTAATTTGTCGGCGGCTGAAAAAGTTGCATGGGAAAAAACTAAAGTTGACTTGGCTGCGGCTGCGCCAGAGTTAAAAGGCTTATCTGACAAAGCCATTGCCAACAAGATGATGGATCGTGAATGGGCCGATGGTGCTATTACCAAAGCCCGTCAGCAAGCGCAAGCGTTTGACGAGATAGCCGCCCGCGCTACGACTGACCAAGCGCGCCGTATGGCTGAAATGAAGCGAGAGCAAATGCTGGACGTGCTAAACACGTTGGAAGACCAATTGCGCGCGCCACGCCCGACATCGTTGGGTGGGCAAGGGCCAAAGACCCGTGCTGCAATCCGCAATAAGTTGGCCCCACAAGACACCGGCAACGCTCAATTCAATTTTCTAAGTGGTCAATAATGGATCAGCAAACAATCAACCTCATTCTGGGCGCGTGCATGGCCGTGGCAGGATGGTTCGCCCGCGAGTTGTGGACAGCGGTACAAGAATTGAAAAACGATCTTGCCAAGCTGCCGTTGACCTATGTCGCCCGTCTGGATTACAAAGACGATATGCGCGAGGTCAAAGAGATGCTGAGCAAGATTTTCGACCGGCTGGATAACAAAGCAGACAAATGATTAATGCGCGGCGTCATACTATTTTTGGCGCTGGTCACGGTATCGGTCGCCCAGGACAAGCTGATCCTCAGTACGGAGCCGCCCAAGAAACCCAAGCCGCAGCCCAAACAGCCAAGCTGCGCGGTGCAGGAGTTGTACGCCATAGCCTGGTCAACGCACGACCCGGCAGAGCGCCACAAGGCCATGCTGGCGTGGCTGGACAAGTCAGCGTGCAGCGCGGACGATTACACTGCTATTTGGAACGCCCTCTCCGAGTGGGCTGGCACTGCTGATAGCCCCGCCCTGCGGGCCAAGATCATGGAGAAAGCAAAATGAACGAGTCATGGTTAGCACGCAACATCCAGCCGGTCACGGTTGTGTTCTTGCTGTTCTCCTATTTCTTCTTTGCGTTGCTGTCCGTCTTTGAGATGGAAACCCGTGGCGCGTACGTTGACTTGCTCGGGCAGGCGATGATTATTGTGATCACCGCAATCTTTGCGGGTAAGACCGCCGAGCGCATCGTAGACATCCGCACCAACAAAGGAGCGCCAGATGGCCCTTGATCCTGTATCCGCACTGTTAGACATTGGCGGCAAAGTCCTAGATAGGGTTTTCCCTGACCCCGCCCAGCAAGCCGCTGCCAAGCTGGAATTGTTAAAACTCCAGCAGAACGGCGAGTTGGCTCAGCTTGCGGGCCAGATGGACATCAACAAAATTGAAGCGGCCAGCAGCAGCGTCTTTGTCTCCGGCTGGCGACCCGCTATTGGCTGGGTGTGCGGCGCTGGCTTTGCCGTCCAGTTCGTCGTTGGCCCGCTGGCCGAGTGGGGCTCGGCCTTGGCCGGTCATCCGGTCAAGTTCCCGCAGATGGACACAGGCACCATGATGCCGCTGCTCTTGGGAATGCTTGGCCTGGGTGGTATGCGTACCGCTGAAAAGATTCAAGGCGTGGCCTCAAAATGAACACCAACTTTGATATGTCCTTTGACCGGGTTATGCAATCTGAAGGCGGGTATGTCTGGGATAAGGATGACGCTGGCGGGGAAACTAACCTTGGCGTCACCATTGGCGCATGGAGTGCGTATCTAAGTAGGCCAATAAAGCCGGGCGAAATGAAAGCCTTGACCCGTTCTGACGTAAAGCCGTTTTACAAAAAGATGTACTGGGACAAGGTGCGTGGCGATGATCTACCGCAAGGGGTGGACTACGCCGTCTTTGACTTTGCCGTAAATGCTGGCCCTGGACGCGCCGCCAAGTTTCTCCAGCAATCCGTGGGGGCTACGCCTGATGGCGCTATCGGCCCCGGCACAATGGCTTTGGTAGCCAAGGCTACCCCAACAGATATCCTGCAAAAATTTGCCCAGCAGAAAGAAGCGTTTTACAATAGCCTAGCCGAAAAAAACCCAACACAACAGAAATTTCTGAAAGGCTGGCTAAGTCGGGTCGCTCACGTACAGACGGCAGCTTCTTCAATGCTGGCGTAAAACTAATCATCGACGCTAAGGGTACTCGCCCGTACTAACTGCATGGCGTCCTTCAGGTCGCCGCGCAGTTGTTCCAAAGCATCTTGCTGGGCCTGTAGGCGCGTATAAGCCTCCAGCGCAAATTTGGCTAGGTTTTCATTTGACCAGGCGGCGAAGTTTGGTAAGTCTTGCATTTGGTTTAGGGCAGTGTGGAGGTGGGACAACTACGCACCATATAGCTTCTGTCGGTGCTTGATGCTGGGCTTCTGTCCAACGGTCTACGTAAGAATCAGGCATTGCCTTTAGTGCGTTGTAGATGGAGTCAGAAGCGCGGTTTAAATGTTCGGCTATTTCCTTTACGGTCATGCCGTCGCGGTGCCGACGTAACAAGCGCCGGATGTTGGGATGGTTGGGTGGGATCAAGAATTCTTCTCCTTGAGCATAGCCCCTACCGCGTCAATCAAAGTATCCAAGTCAACGTCACTTGACCAAGCTGTGTAATAAATACTTTGGTTTACGCACTCTTGCTTCTCCTCTTTGGTCAGGTCTACCCACGGCTTTTGGTACACCTGAATGTCATCGTCATCCAGCTTGTCCCGCGCCGCAGCGCGTTTTGATTCGTACCCAGTCATGTGTTGCCCCTCGGTATTTCTACGCTGATGCAAGTGCCTTCCAGTATGGTCTGTTTGCCAGTGTCTTTAGCCATGTTTGCTAGGTGCATCTTCTGTACGTCAATAGCAACCCTGCACACTTGCTCGGTCTTGTAGATGGCTTGTGATTGCATGAAGTTGCAAGTGTCGTCAATGCACATAAACACCACGGGAATAAAGATAATCACGGTCTGTTCCTTGCGATTTTGCGCAGCGTGTCCTCAATCGGCTCGGCTGCTACGCCTTTGCCTTCCCAAGATTGCCATAGCCCGTTGCGGCGGTCATCAATGGTTAGGTTGCCATCAGGACTGTTCGAGAGCAGTATCCCCATCTCTTTGCAGCTTGCGGTAAACCGCTTGGGTTCTTCCTGCGGCGGGCAGATTGTGTATGTGTAAGGTAGTTGTGCCATCATTCTTCTCCTTCAAGGTTTTCAATGTTCATGTTGCTCCCCTTGTATGTTGATAGTTAACCCCAATGCTTATAAATAACAATAGAAAGATAAATAAAGCCTATGAATTGCGCAACCCATTTGTTTACATAAGGGGCTATCCAAATGGTTCCTATTACTGTGAAAAATTGTGTATCAGTCATCACTTCCCCCAAAATGCAAGTGCAACCATCACCACGCATCCCGTCAAAGCCAGCCAAGCAATCAGCGCCTTGACGCTGGCAAACACTTCTTCTGCTAAGTCAGGCTCAAGCCCATTGTTCCGGTTGATATACACCTTGTTGGTTTCCTCGGCGCGTTGCTTGCGGATAGGGCAGTCACGCCCTTGGGTGCAAGTTCCGTTTTCGTTACAGCATTCAGTCATTTGTATTCCTCCATGCGCTTGTTAAGCCGCTCAATGCGGGTGACGTTGTAACTGACAATGCTTTGCGCGTACTCCACCGCAGTCTCGGCCTCCAGCTTGGACAGATGCGCGTCGGCCAGTTCGGCTGCAATCATCTCTAGCGGCGTGGGTTTCTTAAACGGTTCTTTTATTAGATCAAGTAATTTCATGGTAATTTAGCCTCTTTTAGTAATTCAAGTCTCTCCCGCGCGACGCGCAGGGTGTTGTACCGCTGGTGCATACGCTCCAGCATAGATACTCTTTTGAGCGTGTTGCGCTCGTTGTTCAGCATAGCCAGCACTTCCTCTTCGGTCAGTGTGGGCAGACGGTCATTTAGACTTCGCCAAGTGTTTTTCAATTCGTGTCTCCAGTTTGATGATCAGGTTGACGCAACGGTCATACGCCCGATAAGTGGCGTTCAACTGGCGCGTGCGGGCCTTGAGTTCGGCCTTGGCCGCTTTGAGTTGTGCTTTCAGTTTGTCTAACATAGTTCTTCCATTGCAATATCAGAAATAGCGCGCTTGTCGTGCAGCGCGGCCCAGATGCGTTCGTCCACCGTCTTGTTGGTCAACATCACGTAGCACCACACGTCATGCCGCTGGCCGCTACGATGCAAGCGCCCGATGGTTTGTTCATACAACTCAAGCGACCAGGGCAGGGACAGGAAAACGATCCGGCACCCGCCGTACTGGAGGTTGAGCCCGTGGCCTGCTGACTTGGGGTGGACAAGCAGTAATTCGATGGTGCCTGCGTTCCACCGCTCAATTGCCCGGTCGTTGTCAAGTGTCTGAGCATGGGGGTAACGCCGCTTGAGTTCGGCCAGTTCCTCTTGGTAGTTGTAAACAATAAGCGTGTTAGCACGTTGGTTCTCCTCCAGTAACTCATGCAGCCGGTCAAATTTGGCCGTGTCAAACCACACGGGCGTTTGCACCGTCACCCACTTGCCAGGTATCTCTGATGGCGTCTGTACGGTGTGATACACAAACCCGCTGGCAAGCTGCTGCAACTTGCCGGTCACCACGGCAGCGTTAATGGCCGTAATGTCTTGCAGCTTGAAATCTTTCTTCATGGTTTCGTACGGCTTGCGGTCGTTCAAGTCGCAGCGCACTTCCACTGTATGGAGCGGGGGCAGCTTGTCGCTATACTCACCCGCGTCCAAGACAAAAGTGGCAGGCTTAATCACGGCCATCACCTTCTCAAGACTGCCCTTGCGCGGTGCCCACTCACCGAAGTCAGGGTTGATCAGCACGAAGTATTGCTGCTGGAAAGCGCCCTTGCTGCGGCCCAACAAACTCTGGTCAACGATCTTGCACTGGCCGAATACATCCTCCAAGCCGTTGCTGGTGAACGAGCCGGTCAGCCCCCAGCGAATCTCAATAGGCGTGAGGAATTTCAGCAGATCTTTAAAGCGCTTGCCGCTGGGGTTCTTGAGCCGCGTCAGTTCGTCAAACACCACCGCGTCAAAAGTGCCCGTGGGCAAGTTCTCGTAGTTGGTCACCACCACCTGGGCGTTGGACGCCAGCGCCGCAGCCCGCTGCTTGGCCGAGCCCACGGCGACGGCCAGCGTCACATCCGGTGCCCACTTGGGCTGCTCGATGGGCCAGACGCTGGCGGCGACCCGCTTGGGCGCCAGCACGAGGAAACGCTTGACGTGCCCATCCTTGAGCATGGCCTGCATGGCCGTGAGCGTAATGGCTGTCTTGCCCGCGCCCACAGGGGCGAGAATCATCGCCCTGTCGCGCTCGTACAGGAAGTCAGCCGCCTGCTCTTGATAGGGTCTTAACTCCATTGCGCCGCCATCGCGTCAGCAATACCTTGGTATGTCGCGCTACGAAGTTTCCACCTGTCGGCGCTTGGTGGCAATTTGTCTTGCCCGTAGTTGTCGCATTGGTTACCCCACCGTTTGGCCGGTTTGCCGCTGGGTGTTATGACGATGCGCGGCTCGACCATTTGAGTGTGCGTAAGCAACGGTAAATTCTTTAGCCACAAGCAAGTCTTTTTGCTGGCGTCATGGCCAAACTGATACGGGCTAATGATTTGATCGGGCTTGCGGATGCGGCTGCTGATGACGCTAATTGGGTTCTCAATAGCGATGCGTTCAATCGGCGCGTCCATCAGTAGCTGCACAAACGCCAGCGCGTCCTCAGTCAGTTGCGGGTCGCGCACCCCCCGCGTTGTCCAGTGCATTCCGCTGACGCTAAGATACGTGCATGGCGGGTGGGCGATCATTAAATCCCAGCCATGATCTAAGATGTCTGACACACTACACTGATAGTGATCCCCAAGGGGCGATTCACTTGGTAATAAGTCACAAGAGGCGGCGTAGTGCCCAGCGCGCAAAAATGCATCGCGGACAGCGCCACTATATTCACAAGCTACCAAAACTCTCATCGACTTGTTCCTTTGTCCATATACACATATACCTCTGATTGAGCCGCGCCATGTCTGCGGCGAACAGCTTTTGCAACTCTGATAACCTACCGCCCTTGGTCTTGAGTTCCACAAACCAAGTGCTGCCGTCAGGCAGGCAAGCTATCCTGTCCGCTACACCCTTGCGCCCCGGTGAGGTGAACTTGTAGGTCTTACCCCCAAGCCGCTCCACCGCCCAGACAAAATGATTTTCTACATCTTTTTCTTTCATGTCAAGAAGTTTAGCACAAAAAGTTGTGATATAGTTGTGGCTCACAAACACTAAAGGACTCTAAATGCAGCACTCCAGTATCGTCGGCG